TGATCTTGAATTAGTTAAATTAACAAAAAAGTTTGTTAAAGATACGACGGGTGTGGAATATAAGCATTTAATAATAACAAACGGAACAACCGGTGCTTTAAATATAGTGCTAAGATCTTTGCAGCGTAAACACGGATATAAAAATTGTTACATACATAAATATCATTTTTCATTTTATCCAACTATTATAAGCAAAAATAACTACACTCAAAAAATAGGGTTATACCGAAATCATGAGCTTGAACTAGGCGGAAAAGACACGGTAGGAATGGTAGACAGTCCCTCGAATCCTTCCGGGGATTTGTTATTATATACAGATACTTACAACAACATTATATGGGATAGTGTATATCATAACCCTGTTTTTATCAATACAATTCCTGTAAAACCCGATCACCGGGTTAACTGCGGCTCTTATAGTAAATGCTTTGGGATAACAGGAGCCCGAACAGGTTGGATAGCAACCAACAATGACGAGGACTATTTGTTGTTTAGAGAAGAAAACATGTACGAAAATTGTTCTTTTTCTTATTTTTCTCAAAATTTTGTTTTAGACTTAATGCAAAATACTGATATTGATGCTTTTATGAAATCTTCTCGTTACAGAGTAAATAACAACAGGGAAATGTTTGACAGAATATGCTACCTATTCGACGGTCAATCTGTTCCTGAAAACGGTATGTTTTATACAGTATGGGCATCTCCTTATACGATTAAATTATTAGACAAATTAAATGTCAAAACTATACAAATGGATGCTTTGGGAAATGATAAATTCCTAAGATTTAATCTGGCACAAACAAACGATTTGACAAAAAAAGCAATTCGTTATATTATAAAAGAAGACGGAAAATAGAATGTTTATTAAAAAAAATATCGGCAGATTTGTTTTTACGTTACGCACCGGACATATTAGTAATTTCAATATCTTACAAATAGGGATAAATACATTCTTTGGAAAACAATTATGTATATGCTTATTAAATGTAAATTTTATTATATATTATATGAGTAAAAAAGAAGAAAAAAACTTTGCTGATATGTGCGCTGCTTTAAGCGATTCGTCCGATAAGTGGGATGATTGGGATGGTTTAGAATAATGAACGAATTAAAAATGTTTTTAGAAGAACACCCGCATTTAATACCTTATCAAATTCGCTTAGAAAGAGAGATGAACTTGGTTCCCGATGCCGATAGGTTAAAAGTATTAGCAAAACATATAATATATAATTTACAAGAATTAGAAACTGAGTTTAAATTGTTACAATTAAAGTTAACGGTTATTGGAGATATTAATGAAGGCAATACTTGAATTTGATTTAGAGGATCCTTCTGACAGAAAAACTCACGCAAGATGCGTTAATGCTACTAATGCATACATTGCAATGCATGAGTTCGGCAATATACTCAGACAATATACTAAATACAATCATCAAATTGGAGAAGGAGCAAGGTGGGCTTTGCCAGATGGATACCACATCTTAACAGATAAAGAATCGGAAATAGTTTGGCATGTTGTACATCATATAGCTCGTGAATATTACGATACGCTAAATGATTGCAAAGTTGATTTAGAGGATCTAGAATAAGAATTAGTAAAATAGATTTGAATAAAAGATATTCAAAAAATAATATTGTTGTATGTTGTAAAGAATGTAATATTACAAATGGCGCTTATTTTAGTTATGAAAAATTTAAAACTGTGGTATCTTTGATCAAAATACTCAGACCAGAGGATTTCTCTCTTGTTATAACGGACTAATTAGTGGTTTATAAAGAAAAAATGTTAAAAAGAATTAAATTAAAAAATGTTTTGCTAATACTACTAGGAATATCCATGCTTACGGTAGTTTCTAGCATACTATTTTATATATTTTCAGTAATCCTGTTCGTATTGAACATGGCTTCTAAAATAGTTGGAGCTTTACTGGTAGGGTATAATTCTTATCATATATTTAAACAGATTAAAAATGACGAAGAAAACGAAGTACTGGACGAAGATTAAAAATGAACATAAAAAAAATTGTATTAAAAGCTCATGATGGTAAAAGCGCAATTGTTTGTAATGCAGATATTTTTTTAAAAGATAAAAATATTTTCTTTTATGCAAAAAGTGATTCTGAGATTATATCGGTAGACGTTCCCGGGTGGTTCAAAGCCGCTATTGGAGAAATTAATTGGGAGTATGTTAAAAGCAAAATAAAAGAAAAAGCCCATGTTATAGACGATGGTGAAAACGGCATGGAGCTGACTATAAATTATTAAATTCTTGACCAGTCAGGCATTATGGCATCTATTCCTTGTTTTTGACAAATAACATCGTGAGGCATGGGTGTAGAAGCTTCTGAAGCTCCGTCCTGTCTAAGACACCCCACAAGTACTTGAGTGGTAGATACGGATGATATAGTGTTATTATTTTGAGCGCCACTGCTATGTATGGGATAAATAGGGGCTGTCACAGCAGATGGGGTTGTAGAGAATATGTTAGAAACAAAATCATACGTATACCTATATTCTGCACCGACTATAGAAATACTTGCAGCTCCTGCTATAAAATTAAAATTTTGACTAATAACAGCTCCTCCATCTGATGCTTTAAAACTCAATATCGTCAAATTAGTTTCACCAAAATAGTATGCTTTAAAAATGTTTGAGCTTGAATTTGTATAAAAAGCTCCTACTTTTTTATACTCGGAAAATCCAGTAGGAGATGTTGCAGAAGTAGACGCTACAAGCTTGACCGCATTACTACTTACTACTGTATAAACATAATAAAAAGTTGAAGCAGCGATAGTCCCTGTATCAAGACCTCCCGCTCCTGAAACAGCAGTACTTAAAGTTAGAGAACCTAGAGTAGCTGTTGTATTGCCTGTTTTTGTAAATTTTGCAAACTTATCTTGCTCTAATAGATCCGATAATGTTCTAGAAAGTGCCATATATTATTTTCCTTATAGTTCTGCGTCTGCTCTAAATGTCCAAGCTGTCCAGTCGTTTATATTTGCTCCGTTAGATCTTCCCGCTGCTCCAAATACGGTATTTACATCTACTACTGATGGAGCTGAAGCGTTTTGTCCTGTTATTATCGTATAAGTCACAACAGGTACAATTCTTTTTTCTGTCTTGTAAGAACTCCACCATCTTGAAAATGTAGAAGCAGCCGTTCCGGAGGAGGCGACCATTCCAACTTCATAATATCTCTGACACAGCTGTAATTCTTCAAAAATATCTCTTCCGGCAAGTCGAAACTCAGGTTCACGAGTTTGACCCTCGTTATCTTCCTGAAGACATGCATCTGTTAACCAAAAATTATTTACTATATTATCACAAGCATTGACTTGATTTGATGTGGCAATAAAATTACCTGATTGCCAAGAGTTAGCTGATGCTCTTAAATTAGATCCGCAAGCCAATACAAAACCTAATTTTAAACCAATTCCATTAGCGTAATCCCATGTTCCAAATGAATCATGCTGGAATCTTACAATTTTCTTTTCCCAAGTATTTGAAGCAGAAATTGTATATTCTTTAATCAAAGAACGAGTATCCGTTGCATTTCTGATGGAGATACAGAATGTTCCGGTTTTAGTTGACTTAACCCAAAATGATAGTACAACTTTTTTATTTTTAAAACTTCTGAGTATATTCCCTTCTATTCTTTGAGATATTAAAGTATAATCATTTGCACCGATAGATACTTGAGCGGTTGTGCAGTCAGAAAGTAACGAATAAATACCGAATGCAGAAGAGGGAACATCAGAAGAACGAGAAACAGTATGTACCATTGTGCCTGTTTTTCTATACATCCATCTATCGGCTGTATAAGTACTATCTGCAATAGCGGCAAATGAAGTATTACGTTGAAAATACGAAAAATCGCCATTTATTAAGGCATTCTTTAAATCTAATTTAACACTCATGTTTATATTCCTTGCTCAATACTTCCTCTAATTCAATGATTACTTTTTACATATTTTTTTCTATTTTCCGTAGTCCGTATAATCCTTGAGTTCTTTTAATATACACTCTATATTTTTTCTCTAGCTGTCTGTCTATCAAGAAGAAGTTGCATATATTCTTCTGTTGATAATTTTGTAGGACAACCTAACTCAACTTGATCTCTATGTCGAATGACTTTGTAATCTGTTTCTTTTAAAAATCTTTTAGCCCATGCTCTATCTTTTTCTTCCCGAGACACCCCTTCCACCTGCTCTAGTAGGTCCGGCGATTCCTCGGGTGCTCCGTAAATTTTATATCCTTCTGGCAGTGGCTTAAATGGAGGTTCCATTTCCATGATTATTTTTTTGCCTTCAGGTGTCTCTACTATAAATCTCATATTGCTCCCAAATTCTTGTTCAGTCCGGCCGTGGTTGCTTTATTAATTTGCAGATTTGTATTGCTCTAGAAGAGCATTTAATATTTTATTAGTTGCCATATTATTCTATCCTTATTACAAAATACACGTTTGCATTTTTAGGACGAGTTTCATTTTCACCAGCCGAAGAGGTGTTTTCTGCGATGGTACTATTCCCATAATACCCGGTTTCTGCAATCGGGTGAGATGCTTGTCCCGCTGTTTCTCCGTAAAGATTTACAGCATTGTGATTAGCTACTAAATGAAAATGTCCCTGCATAGCATGGCCTTGTACGCTTCCAACAGTATCTCCAGTATTTCCGCCCGTATTTGCTGCTGTTCTCGATGCTCTGTCTGGATCGTTTCCAATACCGCCGTCAACGCCACGAGGGAATCTTCCTCTTAGATCTGGAATGTTTATATTTCCACCAGACGTACCCCATGCTCCACCTAAATTCTCATTAAGCTTTGCATAAGAAGATATTGCTAATGTAGAGTTATCGCAGATTCTACAGTTTGAAGGAATTTTGGTTGGAAGTCCGTACCAAAGAAATCCCCCGCCAATAGGACATCCTGTAAAGTAATCTGTATTACCTTCGTCCTGAGTTCCTCGTCTTAAAGATGTTTTTGCCATATATTTACCTTATATTTACCTTATATTTACCTTATATTAATATCCTATCGCAAACCAGTAAAAAACTCCTGCAACATCATCTGTACTAGATATTTGAAATTGAGAATTACTTAAAATATTAGCACCGCCTAAAGCCCCAAACTGAGTATATGACTGCCATACTCCGAATGGTCCATGAGTAGCCTGCAATGAAAAACAAGCACTAGGGAACGCTATTGGAAAATTAGCTGTGCCAGTTGAATTTGCTGCAACCGTAAGTTGACCCCACTGCATAATTAATCCGCTAGGTAACTTCTGATATCCATTTGTTGTCAATGATGCATCAAATTGTCCTAATGCTGTTGCATTACTTGCTGAAACAGCATTTGCAACATTAAATAATTGAGCAGCATCACCATTCAAATCCGCCTTGTTTACTTCATGATCTAAAACCATATCTCCAAAAGCTCTTCTTTCAACTTCACTTGGAGATGCGCTGTAATAATCACTTGCTTGAGTTCCTGCTACAACAGCAAGATCATCAGCAATTTTCTTAATAGAACCGCCAAGGCTCTCTATAGTTCCGATTGCATTAAAATCAGTAATCGCTTGAACACCAAAATCCACCACAATGTCATGAGCCACCGAAACCGGTGCTACGTTAAAAACAACCGTAGTTCCAAATCCATTGCCTGAATCGACTTCATAGTAGTCTTTATCTAAAGTCGTACTTGAATTTCCTGTATTTCTATAAGCTAAAATACCGTTTACAAAAATCTTAACAATACCAATATTTTCATTTGGAAATAAATTAACTTGAAATTCTTGTGCAAGATTCAAAGTCGTTTGTCCAATAGCTAAAGTATAAGATCTAGAAACAGTTCTAGCAGAAGCTACTACTAAATCTGAAACTGGTGCTGAATTAATTGTTCCAACGAAAATTTCTCCTGACTCCGCTCCAACTCCCTCGTAAGGACCGATTAATGATACATTATATGCATCGATTACAAGATAATCCAATCCCTGAATTAACTTACCATTAGAGGAAGAGACAAGTTCGAGGTTCTTTTTGTTTACTGTAAGATTTGCGCCAGAAATTTCAGCCACTGTCGCCTGGGACACGGTTGGCATTTCGGCAGACGGAAGTGTTAAAGCAAGAAGGTTAATAGTAAGTTGACCCAACGTTGCCTTGTGATAAAACACCACATTACGAGAGGCAATAGGAGGGATTCTAGATTTTGCCAGATCCTTCTTGCTGAGTGAAATGTTTGATTTAGCAATTGAACTCATAAGTTAAACCTTAATGATGTAATTTACATTGATATTTTTAGGTCGTGTCTCAACTCCGCCCGTTCCGCCTGACTGAGTGGTTTGAACACCTCTCCAGTATGACCCGCCTGGATCAACCCCGTGTGTGTCAACTCTTGTTTCTACTGAGTGAGTGTGACTCTTGAATTGGTCTTCTTGAATACTTCCTACCGAATTTCCAGAATTACCACCATTTGTGGGGCTTCTTAGGTTTTTATCTAGATCTAATCCTGCATCTCCATCAACACCTCTGAGAAATCGTCCCCTATAATCAGGAAGATTAAAGGTTGAGCTTCCATCCCCTATGCCGTGAGAGGTTCCTATCATAAGAAATAACGATGCATACTCTGTCCTAGAAACGGCTCTTCCATCGCAGATTAAATAACCGTATGGGGCTGCGTTTCCTGCAAAAGGGAAAACAACTCCTGATGGTATGCCTAAATTTCGTCGTTTATCTGCCATATTACTGCTCTTGTTGTTTTAATTCTATTTTATTATCGATAATTTCAAAGTCTGGCTTAAGAACAGATGCCCATTGATCATCAATAAAAGCTACAGTATAATGTTCTGTTATGTCGGGCAAAGATCCCGATACAGAGTTTTCAGGCTGTTCTTCTGCTTCTATAGTATCAAGATAAATTTTTGTCTCAGCATCGAATCTATGGTATAGCATGTATCTCCTAATATTTAATGATATAGTTAATTAAAGAGTTTTTAGGACGGGATTCAGTTCCGCCTGTAATATCCGTCAAAACTTGTTTGGCGGTAAGGTTACTTAATCCAGAATTTTTTACACCAGCAACCGTCGCACCTTGACCGGCAACAGATACTTGATTTCCTATTCCGGCATCGGCATCATTTTGAACGTGAGTGTGAGATCCGAATTGATCACCCTGAATAGATCCTAACCCACCTGCACTATTCCCACCAACTGTAGCTGCTGTTCTTGAAGCATAATCAGGATCTTCGAACTGTACAATTACAGCACTATTGACTGATCCTGATGTTAATGCAATTCTTGTTCCAGCAAGTGCATTTGCTAATGTTGTGGCAAATGCTAATGTGTTTGAATTTACTACGATAGCGTAATAATCAGTAGAAATAGCAAGACCTCCTAACGTACCGCTTGATAGCCTTATTTTAAATCCTGTTCTATTAATTCCGTGATTAGAAAATGTAGCTTGGGTATTGTTCGGAGTTATAGGTACTGTTCCAGATCCGATAATTGTTGTTATGTTAACTCTTCCACGAAGAAAAGTCCCTCTATAGTCAGGTAAATTAAAAGTTGTTAATCCGTCACCTTGACCGTGAGAAGTCCCGAGAATATCAAATAAAGCGGAGTATGTCGTTCTACTTACGGTCTGTCCTTGACAAAGAAGATAACCTTCGGGAGCGGTCGAACCTGCGTAGGCTTTTACCTCTCCTGTTATCGATGATTTACTAACCAATGCTCTTGCCATATATTATACCTATACTGAATATATTACTATGTTATCTGCGTCGTCTATACAAATTTCTCTTAGAGTACCATCTGGTCTACGCAGATAAATCCCTCTTCCAGCAATACTTTTATCAACAGTATTATCCGTTGAACCAAGATGGTTGGTCGCCAACAAATTTGCATTAGTATCCGAATTGTCAAATCCAGACCCTTGAGATTGATCGAAAATCAACTCTATTGTTTCGCCCGGAGCTAAGAAACTACCTGATGCGAATGTTATATCATGTCCACTAATTGAAAAAGCTGGATATCTATAAACCTGGCCTGTTCTGATATCGTATATTTTCATATTATCGGCATCAGGAAGAAAGGCTGTTACTGTAAAAGTTGTCGTATTTAAATCGCCACTGAATGTGAATTTTTGTAAAGCCTGACTTCCAGTAACAACATCTCCAACATGTTCGTCATAAAACATGCCAAAGGCCTTTAGTTTTTTACCAGAAGCAGAGGAAGTTACTCGAATTCTTAGATCATATTCATGCCCAGAAACTTGATATCTAATTTTTGCTGTTCCAGCAGACCACACAGTTCCATTATAAACAAAATCTGTTCCGGCTGTTGTCGAACGAACTCCAATTGAAGTTGTTGATGCAACAAAAGAAGATCTATAAGTGGCATCTGTTTCTATTTTAATCCAGTAGCTTCCGCCTGCTGGAAGGACATTTCTAAAACCGCTCAGAGTTAAAATGTTAGTTCCTGCACTTAAACCTGAACATAATGCTATTGTGCTGTAAATAACACCCCCTGTTGGAGAGTTAGAACTATCTTCTACAATACTGATCACATAAGAACCACCAGGAGATCCGGTTTTTACTAAATTTAAAACTAATTGATTAACAGCTGACTTATCAGTCACTGTAAACTTGGTGGCAATACTTCTTAAAGCTGTCGCATTAAGCTCTGTGGTTTGAGTATCAACAGCTTGAGCAAATAAAGAAACGCTTGAAGGGACTGATAATAATTTATCACCAGTAAATTTCTGGGATAAATTCTGACGAGTCATTGATATAGCTTCAAAATTTGTTCCGTCCAGAGAAGCTTCGTAAACAGCATTGTCATCTCTTGAAGCAGAATCAAACCATTCGGCATGTAATTCAACTCTTAAACAATCATTATCGCTTGTTAAAAAATCTGTGTCAAATAATTGAGTTGATTTAAAATATTGAGCAGCTGCAGTAAATGAATAAACACCGTTTGCAATGTCAAAACTTGCTGTGGCAGAATCTTCAAAATTATCTTCATCAATTTCAAAAACAACAGGAGTGACAAATTCATAGTAAGAGCTAATTAATCTGTGTTTAAGATTTTCAGTAAAACTATTAGCATCTCCAGTTCCGCTTCCAGACCCTCCACCAGTGCCTAATTGCATAATATCGGCTTGGTCAATGTCTTCAATTCCTCCCGAATTTTCTTGAACAGTTACTTGTCCTAATTGAATTCCCTTGGCAAAAGCTGCTTTAGGAGCATTTGCTTTGACAATATTACTACTCGCTGCCGGAAGAACAATTAATTGAGCTGTAATTGTATTGTCTACATTTACAGATGAAGGAATTATTGTTACTGAATAATTTAAATATTCTGTAACACCGATTGTTGCAGGAGTAAAGTTTACGCCTAAAACAGTGACCCCGTCATTTGCATAAACATTTCCTGTGCTAAAATCAATTTCAGCACCTTCAAAACTTAATACAAGATTTTTTAAACTTTGAATTAATTTTTGACCATTATTTAAAATTCTATCAGATCCTGTAACAACAACTCTTTTTTTATCGACGGGATGTTCTTTTAATCTTAATTGACCAAATAATTTATTAAGGGTGTCCAAAGACTGTTGTAGATCTGTATCAGAATCTGATAAACCACCATCTTTTGTAACACCAACAGTTGTTACCGCCGTGGGAGCGTGATCTGGATCAGCAAGACCGGACAACAATCCGTGATCATTTGGAGCAACCTGCGCAAATTGTGTATCTTCTGCTGCTCTTAAATCTCTTACATCAACAACATTTGCGTTTGGTGTATTAGTAAAAGCAGACGATGATTGGAAAATAATTCTGTATAATACTTTAAATTCCTGAACCGGCATTGTGCCAAAGCTCAGTGAGTCATAGCTATCTTCTGCTTGAGCATCAGAAAGCAGTGCGTGTTCTTTTTGTCCAAGAATAGCGATTACCGGCTCGCTAATGTTATTTGTGGCAAAAACCCACATACTGACATAGTAGCCTTCTTGAATATCAACCTGGGTCCAAGGACCGGCTGGATTGTTGTATTGAATTCTTACAGCGCCCTGTTTTACAGGATACTGAGTAGCAACATCTTTTCTCCAATCACCGGCTGCTCCGTTTCTATAAAATACAGGAATCTGCGCAATAGGATCAAGGATTTGTTCGAATGGATTAACAGGAGAGGCAGAGTTAGTAATACTAATCTTGATGTCTTCATCTCTAAGAATAATATTGCCGATAGCTATTTGTGCGTCAGAGTTTGAATTCCCGGTTCCGCCAGTGGTGAAATTGATCGCTCCGCCACCGGTTATTACTGCACCGTTTAGATTATGCAAATATTCGTGTGTAGCGCCGTCTAGCGTGATGCCGTGACGTTCGTCAGCTAAAATAATAGCTTGATTGTTTGCTGCATCCCAGTATATATTGGAAACATATATTTTTTGTGTTATGATTGAAATATCGAAAACAGTACTATAGTCTAATGTTCCATCGATTTCAAAATAGAAAAAATAAATACCTTCCGTGTCTGGTATAGTAATTTGTTGTGCAGAATTAAATCTAAAAATTCTTCCTTTAGCAAAAATATCAAAATGAGTAGCGGGAGATAGCGGAGAAATTGAAAAAGTTCTTGATCCATTATCAAAAGAGATTTGAGAATCAGTTCTATTTGGGAAACCTGTTGGTTCTTTTACAGCATCTTCAACTTCAATTGGTTTCCAATATCCTCCAACTTTTTTCCAAATAGTTTTTACATAATCTGTTCCTGCTTCGACTCTGATTAAATCGCCATCAACAGGCTGTTGTAATCCGCCGAAAGCATACATTTTTTCAAATGCAACAGCCGTACCAACTCCACTTACTTTGTACAATCCTTCAATTGGGGAATTTACAAAGAAAACATAATCACCGTTTAAAAGGGTTTCGCTGTCAATTGTGACAGATGCCCCTGTAGGAAGAGAAGTAGAAATAAGATCAACAACCCTTACTCTTGGTATAACATCGTCTCTTTGTTCAAGACGCTTCAGACTTCTGGTTAAATTTTCACCATCCGTCAGGTGCATGTTAGTTCTGGCAACACCTAAGGCATTTGTGTAATCAGGACTAATATCACTTTCGCTAGGAGAGCCGATATATTGAAGAACAGCTTCGCTTGTATTATCAGAAATTTCTTGCCATTCACCTTGTTGTAATTCTTGACCGCCTAATACTCTTGCATAAACTTTAGCAACAGATCCTGTGTCATCTTGTCTATAAAATAGCCAAAAATAATCCTCTCCGAAAGGAACTGATCCTCTATCTGCTATTTGAACATGCCTTTCAGAAGAAGGTGCTGAATTTGTTTCATAAACACCAAACGCATACTGAGCGTCAAAGCCAGCAGGTCCTGAAGACATTTCTAAAAATGGTGTCGCAAGAGTTACTTGAGATAAAGAATTGACAGATAAAATTTCATAATAAAATTCATCACCTCTTGAAGCATCTTTAATAAAATCGCCAGCCTGAAGATCAGATGTCCAATTTACAGATCCTACTGATGTAACAACAGTTCCGCCCTGAGTAAATACGAGGTTTGGGATAATGTTTACACCACGAACCAGCTCAAGATAAGCAACTTGGTTATTAGAAAGAACGATATCATCAGTGGCTTCGTTTTCAAGAATAGCATAACGCAATCTTCCACCGATGAAGCTAAGATATAGTTCATCACTCCAGTTAATTTGACCGGCTTTTGATGTTAAAGTAATATTTGCAGAAGGAACCTGTAAACCGTTTCCTGTGTGAAGATAAACTTGATTCTCAGGATTAGCTAAATTATAGTTAGAAATGATAGTATTAATATCGTTTATACTATTTGCAACCAGGGTAATAGGTTCTGAAGCACTTGCATTTACAGTTTTAATTATAACATTTGTCGTCATTCCAACTACAAGACCCTGGAAATCAAATGCACCATGAATTACATTCCCTTTTCCGGTAAACGCAGTATTGGCTATATCTTGGCGCAATCTTGAAATAGATCCGGCACTTTCTGAGTACCAAAAAGGAGTCCCCTTAAGGAGTTTGAACTCTGTCATTAAAGCGTCAAAAAAATCCTTCATTGTAGTGATTTGTTTATCACCGCCAAAAAAAGGATTAGACGTAGATGATGTTGATGTGTAAAAATTTTCTACACGACCATCATTCCAAGGGTAGTTATGAAATGGGTTAGGATTTTGATCTCCAGCAGTTCCAAGTCTGTAAAGTAAAGGACGGCGATCTGTAATAGAAATTACATTGTTTGATCCGTCTGTTTGTACAATCGCAATCGGTAGTACGTTACTAGCAAAAGACGAGGTTGTAATTACAATCTTATAATCTAAAGTAATCGCAAGTGGGACTGTTTTAGAAAATTCAACATTAGAGGTGGGATTCCAAAAATTAACTTGATCGGTTGTGGAGTCATTAACATCTCTTACGAATTCTAATCCGATATAGTTATCAGTGTTTGGAGTAAAAGCTCCATCTATTCTATCATTTGTTGTAGAGCTTAAAACCTCCGACGGTGTACCTGCAGGGATAACATAAAAAGTACCTGATTCATTGGACGATCCGTGTAAAATAGCCGAATTTTCTACTAACAATTGAAGACCGCTGGCAGAGGCTCCTACGGATCCTGGCATGTTAATTTCAAGCCCTCTAATTACATAGCTTTTATTTTCTCCAATAATTAGACCTTTGATTAATTCGTCAAAATCATTAGAAACAGCTGATTCTATAGATTTAAGATGCGGAACATCAATTCTCTGCTGACCCAAAAAATTTTGCCGTCTTCTTACGCTCATTTGATACCTTACAACCTATTGGAATTATAAATATACATTATAAAATTTCACTTATACAATAATATCATATATTGTAAAGATTTAGTGCGAAGATTTTTTTCTTGATTTATTAAAAAATAAGTGATAATATGAACTTAGGAGAATAATTATGAATAAACAAAAATTAGAAGAAGATATTAAAAAAAGAAGAATAAATCCTTATATTTCAAATAGTTATACAGATTTACCTAGTGTTAGCGTGAATGATATGGCAAGTTTAAGCGATTTATTGATAGCAATATTTGATAAACAAAAAAACTCTTGTTGCCCAAGTCCAAAAAAATATAAGAACGGCATAGGCAAGATGGTGTTTTGGTCTTGTAAGAGCTGTGGCGCTGATTTAGGAGATATTAATGACTAAAAAGGAATTAATTGAAATGCTTGAAAATTGTCCGGACGATGCCGACGTTTATATTGATAT